CACCCGTACCGCACCGACTTGTCAGTGTCTGCACCTTACCATCCTCGGAAATCTTCACCCGGCTGTCAGCAGGATGATTTTCCAGTGCGATGGCAGCAGGCACAACACCAGCCCGGAGGGTCGGTGACCGTTCCTCTTCATATCCAATGCTTCTGGCATTTGCGGAATGCTCGGTACAGAAACCAGCGGCTTCCATAACACACGGCGGATGATGTGCCTCCGCACGGAGGGTGGCTGTCACCTCTTCCGTCACATCCATCCTCTCTCCGCCCTGATCGTTCAGACAGAGCCGTCCTCCTGCTCCACTGCAGCCTGTCTCTCCAGCGCCGCTTTCAGCAACGGCGGCAGCTCTTTGCCACGCACGGAAGCCCTCCGCAGAATACCGAGACATGCCTTCGGACTCAAATAATACCTTTGGGGCACTCTGGTCTGCAAAATCTGCGACAAGGTAGATACGTTTTCTTCTTTGGGGAACGCCCCACCATTGTGCATCAAAAACTCGATACGCGACGCTCCATCCGTCTCCCACGTAGTAGTCAGCGTCGGGCCATCCTTTCTTCTCAGGCGTAGGCACCGAGGCGGACGGTTCTTTAACACCGATGACAGCTTCGAGGACTGCTTTGAAGTCCTGTCCTTTGTTTGAGGAGAAGGCCCCTGGCACATTCTCCCACACGATAAATCTTGGTTTTTCTCCATTGGTCTTACACCTCATTTCCTTCACGATTCGGATTGCTTCGTAAAACAGGCTGGACCGTGAACCATCCAGACCGTCCCGCTTACCCGCGATGGACATATCCTGACAGGGACTGCCAAAGGTGATGATGTCTACAGGAGGCAGGTCTGCACCGCTGATAGCAGACACATCTCCGTAATGCTTCACCTGCGGCAGACGCTTGGTCGTGACCCGGATGGCAAACGGCTCGATCTCACTGCTCCACACCGGAGTGATCTGCCCGGTCAAAAGTCCGCCCAATGGAAAACCCCCGGAGCCATCAAAGAGGCTGCCGAGGGTCAGCTGTTTATTCTCCATCAGTGGCCTCCCTTTCCGGCTCGAAGGTCGCCACTTCCTCGAACTTCAGCTTCTGACTGTCACGGATGACATACACATCATCGTAGTGACCCTCGCTGTGTTCGATATAACGCTTCACGATCACATCCACGAACTTCGGGTCCAGCTCGATGCCTCGGCACACACGGTCGGTTTCTTCGCAGGCGATCAGGGTAGAACCGCTGCCAAGGAACGGATCGAGCACGATGCCGTTGGTCATGGTGGAATTTCGGATCGGATAGCTCATCAGGCCGATGGGCTTCATGGTCGGATGGTCCTTGTTGGACTTCGGCCGGTCATACTCCCAGATGGTCGTCTGCTTGCGGTCGGAATACCACTGGTGCTTCCCCTTCTGCTTCCAGCCGTAGAGACACGGCTCGTGCTGCCACTGGTAAGGACTGCGGCCCAGCACCAGCGCATTCTTCTTCCAGATACAGCACCCGGACAGGTAGAACCCGGCATCCTTGAATGCCTTTCTAAAGTTCAGCCCTTCCGTATCTGCATGGAAGATGTAGATGGAGCCGTCGTCTGCCAGATGACCGTGCATCTGCTGGAACGCTGCCAGCAGGAACTGGTAAAATTCCGAATCTCCCATGTTGTCGTTCAGGATCTTGCCAGCCGTTTCTTCCACATCCACGTTATAAGGGGGATCGGAAAGTACCAGATTTGCCTTGGTGCCGTCCATCAGGGTATCGTAGCATTCTGGCTTGGTGGAATCGCCGCACAGAACGATGTGCTTACCCAGATGCCAGAGGTCGCCCTCTTTGGAGAAGCACGGCTGCTTCAGCTCCGATTCCACATCGAAGTCATCTTCCTTGACCTCTTTGCTGTGGACCTTGTTGAACAGCGTCTCGATCTCAGGCGGGTCAAAGCCTGTCTTACCGAGGTCGAAGTTGGAATCTTCGATGTCTTTGAGCAGGTCAGCCAGCAGAGAATCATCCCATGCACCCGTGATCTTGTTGAGTGCGATGTTCAGGGCTTTCTCCCTGGTCTTGTCGATGTCCACCACCGCACAAGGCACTTCGGTGTATCCCAGCTCCATCGCTACGGTCAGTCTCTGGTGACCACCGATGATCGTCATGTCGGCATTGACCACCAAAGGATCTGCGAAACCGAACTCCGTGATGGAGTTCTTGATCTTCTCGTACTCTTTATCCCCCGGCTTCAGCTTTTTCCGGGGATTGTATGCAGCCGGCTTGAGTACGGACACCGGCAGCATCTTTAGTTCAGCAGTCGCTTTCATGTAAGCCCTCCCGTTTTAGATTCACATGCGTATGGCCCCGGAAAACGGCACGAAAAAGGAGCCGAACAAAAAGCCCGACTCCATCTCATCTCCATCTTCCTGCGGC